AAGTCGTGGTCATCCACCTTTTCCAGCGCCGGCAAAAGCTGATCAATCACCCCGGAAGTGAACCCGGCGAAAAACTGTTGCGACTTGTTGGGAAGCCTCCCCATCAGGGTGTCCGCCCGCTCCATCGCACCGGAGAACTTCTCCATGATTTCCGGCATGCGTCCGAGGCTTTCGTTCACGTCGTCAAGGTTGGTCCCCTTGAACACCGTCAAAAGCTGCCCCCCGCTTCTGCCGAAGATTTGGAGCGCAAGAGCGGCCTGCTTCGTCTGATTCTTGGTCTCTTTCAGTGCCTTCCCGATCTCGTAGAACTGCTCCTCTGGGCTCATCGCCATGAGCTTTTCAGCACTCAAACCGAGATCCGCGAAATAATCCACCGTGGTCCCCGGAGCCTCCGCAGCCTCGAAAATCGCACGCTGCATCTTGCCAATGTCCTTGCCGGCGCTTCCCGCATCCTTGCCGGCGTCCTTGTAGGCCTGCCCGATCTTGATCAGCGACGCAACCGCAAGCCCGGTTTGGCTGCTCATGTGATCCAGCTCGGCGCCGTAGGCTATGGTTTTCTTGGTTCCAAAGGCCAGCGCAGCCCCCATCGCGCCCGACACCATCGCGCCCGCCTTGACCGAACTCTTGGCGAAGTTCCCCAGGCTGGTCTTGGCACTCTTCAACCCCTTGCGGAACTTGGAATCCCGCAGGGAAAGCTCGGCATAGATGCCGCCGATGGATCTTGATTTAGCCATTCTGTTTCTGTCTCAATGTCAGCGCCATCATGGCCGCTTTTAGGTCGCTCTCTCGTTTCTTCGGGTCGTCCTGTTTCTCATCCTTCGCCCACTCGGGAAGAAAATCCTCCAGCAGCAGCCGACCGCCTCCCTTCCGCTTCAGCCCGGCCCCTATGGCGATTGTTAGTTCCAGTTGCGCCTGTTGCCGCATCCGCCTCTTCTCCCGCTCGAACCATACTTTGTGGTAGGCGTCGGCCTGGCGTGGGTGGCATCGTCTCCATTGATCCTCGGGGATTCCTAGCTCGATTTGCGCGAAGGCGATTTCCTCGAACTCCTTTTTTTTTCCGGAGTCGGAAACCGCTCGGCATACACCGCCGCGATTGCATCGAAGATGCCCTTGGCCTCGCTGTCGTGATCCACCGCCACGTACAGCGCCTCGGGGCTCTCATGCCTCGCGAACTCACCCGGAGGGAGCAGCCCCCACAGCACCTTGAAAAGCGCCGTAGTGACGGTCCTCCGGTTCGATAGCTGGGCAGATGTCGGCTCGCCGCCGATCTCCCCCATGCGGTAGGCGAAACGCTTGGCGGTCTCGTTTGACCACTCAAGCACCACCTCGCGACCCCCGATTGACACCTTGTGGCTCATGCCCAGGTGATCGGTCCGGTGATCTTCATCGAACAGGTGAATTCCACCTTGTCGTCAAGCGGATTGCTCACGTTGTATCCGCCCACGACTGCGGTGAAGCTCGCCGTGCTGCTATCGGTGAAAGTCACCACGCACGCGGCAGAGGCTCCCTCATTCGCCAGAAGATAGGCTTGCCCGGTGTCGGCCGGCTTGTAGGCCCCCGTAAGATCCAGTGTGCCGCCCTCCTTCAGTCCGGAAGTAAATTCCTTGTATCCACTCGCGCTGTCGTGGGTCGTAATATCGACATAGTTCACGTCGGATCCGCCGATGTTCACGTCCGTCAGGTCGCCCACGTCGTTAGTCGCGACCGAAACCGCAACGCCGTATGATTTGATTGCCATTGTCTTGCTTGTTGGTTGTTAGTTCCGATTGCAGTGACCCCTGAACTCCAGGATTTCACCGAATAGATTTGTTTGCGGGTCGTGCTCCCCGTGCTGCCCGGCGAATGTGAGCACCACCCCGGAGGCCCCGCCGATGTCCTCGCCCTCCAGCGCCTTTCCGACCGCCCGCGCCAGCCCGATCACCTCGGCCTTGCCGTTCGCCCACGCGCTGAACTGGATCAGCGGAAACTCGATCTCCCGGCTTCCCGAATGCGTCGTTTCCCCCGCCGTCGAAATGACCTGATAGACGAGATAGGGCGGGTCGGTGTCCAACGGCGCGAAGTCCGCATGAATCCGGGTTCCCACAAGGTCCGTGATCGGCTCCGACGCATTCAACGCCGTCAGAATGTCCGCTTGATAGCTCATTGCCTCGCCCGTGCCGCCGCCCTTTCCAGATAAAGTTCAAGCCCCTTGGCCATCGCCACCACAACCTGCCCCTTGGTCTCCTCCACCGCAGGCCGGATGAAGGGCTTGGCCGCGCTGTGGCTCGTCCCGAACTCGACCAGCCGCGTGTAGTTCACCGGCTTGATCGTCCGCCGCCTGCCATTGGGAAGCGTCTCCTCTCGCGACCACCCTTTGCGGGCTCCCACCCGTGCCGTCACCTGCCTCCCGATCCGCTTGACATTCGATCCCAACGCCTTGATCAGCAGCCCGGTCCTACGGGGGGCCCGTGACTTCGCCGCCGTCACAATCACCTTTGCCCCGGCTCGCAATGCTGCCGACTCCCCGCCCCGCATCATCCGGTGCGGGAGTCTGTCCAGCTCCCGCTTGAGCTTGTCCGCGCCCTTGATGTCGAAAGTCGCGCTCATGTCGTCGTCAGATTCTTGACCGCCCGGCACTCCAGAAGCATCCGGTCCCTGATCCCCTCCTCAGAGATCCCCGTGATGTCGAAAAATTGCAGCTTGTAGAGAACCCGGTGGTTCTCCGTTGTCAGCGATGGGTGATACCTCACCCGAAATACCCGCACGTCTGTTCCCCGCTCGGCATCCGAAAGCACCGATTCCGCCTGCTTCATGCTCAAGAGCTCGGCCCAGACCGTGAAAGTGTCGGCCCAGCTTTCCGACCTTCCGCCGGCGCTGTCCTTCGTGAACGTCTTCGCCTGGATCGTCAGGCGGCGGTTCAGTTTTCCGGGATTCCCAGCCATCAGAACCATCCTCCTACCCGTTGCGCTGTCAGTAGATCCTCAAGCGTGAACGGAATCTTGGAGCAGGAGGCAAACGCCACCGGCATCCTGTTCTCGTAAAGTTGCGCGACCATCATCTTGATCGCGTGTTTGTGCATCGCGTCCGCATCCTCATCCCCGGCGGTGAAAACGATTTCGATGGCATCGGCCCGGTCATCGACCGATGGCGGGCTGTCCACAAGTTGCACGATTCCGGGCTCGGCGGCTGTCACCACCCGGTAAGCCGATGACGCAAGCGTCGTTTGAGAGCTGGCATCCGGCGCGTAATACTTGATGCTCGTCACCGATTGCAGGGGCGTCCGCCGCATCCGCATCACGTAGAGAGAACCCACCGGGCCTAGAATGCCCTTCAATGGCTCATAGTAATCGACGGGCAATTCCCCCTGGTCATCGAACAGTGAGTCCCAACTCGGGGCCGTCACCTTCCATGAGGTTGTGCTCGAACTCCGGTGCGTCACCGAATCCACGTATTCCCTCGCCACCGATACCAGACCATTGACGTAGTCAATATCGTCGGTGGAATCCACCCGAAGATGCGCTGCGGCCTCATCGTAGGTGATGGGCTCCGCAACGGGACACGTGACGATGGAGTAGCTTGGACGCATCACTTATTGCGTGCGATCTTCTTCGCTGCCTTCTTGGCGGTGTTGACGCTTGCCGTTTCAGCTTCCGGCTTGGCCGATGCTGTCTCAACTCCGGATCCGGCGGGCACGATGTCGCCGCTCGCCAGCAGATAGGCGCGGTCCTTCTCGGGCACCTCCACCACATCACCGGCCACGCAGGCTTTACCCGCGATTCCAACGCTCCTTGTCGCTTTGAATTTCATTTCTTCCTGTTGGTTGGATGGACCGGCGGCGGGATCGTCACCGCCGCCGGCCATCGTTATTCCCCATTACGCACCGAGAGCGTCGAGCATCGCGGCAAACGACTTCGGACGGACAACGCCGCCGTCGTAGTAGCAGTTCGCAACGAGCGTATAGAGACCGCTGATCGCGTTGGTCTTGTCGCGGACAAGCTCAAGCGAGATGCCGCCCCAATAGGCTTCCACGAAGTCGGCGTAGTTGCCGAAGAAGATGGCCGAACAAACGCCGGTCGAACTTCCCTTGTCCAGATCGCGGGCGATGGCGTTGGTGAACGCGGCATCGTAGCCATTGATCGAACCGTCACGCAGCACCCAGCCGCGATCCGTTCCAGACGTGTTCTCAAGCGTCTCCTTGAGCTTCTTCCGGATCTGACCGTTGGAAGCGTAGGCCACCGAGCCCGCAAGCGCGTTCTGAGCGTCAACCGCCTCCTCCAGCTCCAGCATGTGAGCATAGGTCGGGGCGAGTCCGTTCGTGCCGCCGGCCACCGATCCGATGCCCGAGGTTCCGGCGATGCCGGTCGGCTCGTTCGTGCCGCCGCCGTGCCAGAACGCCTTCTCACGGATCGCGCTCAACTGCGAAGTGAGATGCGAGCGAAGAAGCGACTCGACCGCAGACGAAGACTGCTTGAGAAGCTGTTCCGAAATGTCGATGTGGGCCGGCAGACGATTGGGCGAAAGCTGAAGCATCGCGGTCGTCGGGCTCACCTCGTCGGAACTGGCGTTCTCGGCCTTCTTGGTCGGATCAGTGCCGGCCACAAGGCGCGGAAGATCCAGATTGCCGGTCAGACCCTCAAGGACGGTCGATCCCAGGCCACGGAGCACCGAGGCATTGAAGAAGTCATCGAGCAAACCAACCTTGTCGGTTTGCACGGTCATTCCGCCCTGGTCGCCGGTGGTCGTGGTCGTGCCGGTCGCCGTCATGTCGCGGCTCTCACCACGGACAAGCAGACGTGGCAGGAAGATCCCGCCGGACTGGAGACCGGACTGCCGGGCCTCGCTCTCACCCTCCTGCACCATCTCGGCTTCCACGCCGTCAAGCGGGGTCACACTGGTTCCCTTCGCGGAACGGTGCATGTGGTTCAGGAGCTTGCTGAAGTCGAACCGCGCAACGTCGCGCTTCTCCTCCTTGCTCAGATCCGGACCCTTCTGGCTGAGATTCGCGATGGTCCGCGCCTCCTCCGTGATGTCCTGGTTGAACTTCTCGATCTCGTCATTGAGACCACGAAGCTCGTTCCGTTCCTCATCCGTGAAGCCGCGCTTTTCCTCGCTCGCCTTCTCGGTGATGTTCTGGGCCTTCTCAAGCTTGGCCCCGCGCTGCTCATTGAGCGTTTTCAGTAGTTGTGACATGGTTAGTCTTGCTGTTGTTTCTTTTTTGGGCGGGTGTTAGACGCCAAGGCGGGCGGCCCAGTCGCCCACTTCAGCCAGTTCTTCTTCCGAAGGTTTCTTCTCTGGAGTTTCCGGGGGCTCCCCCTCCGGATCGTCCTTGCGGAATTCTTGGAGTGACCGCAGCGCAACCGTCGCGTCCGGATAGGCCGGGTAGGTCACGGGCGAGACATCAAACAGTCGTGCGACTTTCGTGATTGTCCGCTTGGCCAGGGTTGGTCCGTCGCCTTCCCTGCTTTCCTCCCACTTCTGCCCGTCATCGGACACGGTGAAGCTGAAGGAACTCTGATCGACATCGCCGCGTGAAATACTGGTCCGCAAATCGCGTCCCGCCTGCGTGTCGGGAACCTCGAACTCATACCACAATCCCACCTCATCCACGCCGATCTCAAGCGTGCCCTCGCCGTTCTTGGATCGAGCAAGGATCGCGTCGGGCGAGTGATTGAACAGCGCTCGAACGTCGTCTTTCAACACGTCATCGAAGGCCCCCGGCTTAATCACTTCGCGAAACTGCCAATCCTCAGACCCAAGGTTCTCGGATTCCGTATCGAATTTCGCCGCATAACCGCGCACTTTCGGCGCGTCTCCATCATCTGCGGCAGCGCGAACCTCGATTGACTCCGCTAGAAAGCGGTTTTCGCGCTCTGGAAAGTTGGTCTTTTTCTCGTTTTTCATGCCTCTGCGGGTTCCCTCTCGGGCTCATTGTTTTCAGCCGGTTCCGGCGTTCCTTTGGACGAGCTGTTCAAAGGCAAGCGGTAGTCGTCACCGCCGTCCTCTGGCGCGATCAGCGGCTCATCGAGCTTCCGGCGAATGTCGTTGTTGGAATAGACCCCGAGGTTGCGCATCGCCGTGAAGTAGGCCGCTGTGTCCTGCCGCGAAACGCTTGCCAGCCCGTCACGGTCAAAGCGGAAGTAGAAGCCCCCCGCCTGCTCCTCAGTGGACAGGAGCGACTTGTTGAGTGCTTCCTCGAAAGCCGTAAGGTGTGGATCGAGGCAGAAGTTGAGAAAGCCAAGCGTCATCGCCTCGATCCCCGTCCCCCAGGTCGTGCTCGCCGTGCTGTCTCCCACAAGGAACGGTTGTACGCCGTAGAACCGGCAAATCTCCTGCAACTCAAAGCGCCGGCTCTCAATGAACTGAGCGTCCACCATCGACATGCCGTTGGTCTGCTTGAAGTCGAAAGTCCCATTGAGCACCGGAACGCGCCCGGTATTCTTGATCCCTGCATAATTGCGGTTGAACTCCTCCCGCGCATCGCTGATCTGCTCCTGGTTGAGATTCGCGGAAGTCGTCAGGAAACCGGGGAAAAGGGTTCCATTCTTCATCAGGCTCCCCGCCGATGATGTCTGCGCTAGTGCCGTCCCGATGGATTCCCGCATCAGCGTGACCGGGGAAAGCCCCGTCAATCCGTCTCGCGACTCCCCCTTGATATGGATCACGTCACCACGGGTCAGCCCCTTCCCTTGACCCGCGATGTCATAGACCGGGAAAACTTCGCCATTCGGTCGCGTGGCAAGCTTCGGGTCGATGTCGCACGGAGGCACCCACTGGACGGAGCGGGGGCGATACGCTTCATCCCGGAACACTCGGGCGTATCCATTGCCGCCGAGACACTTCCCGGTCAGCATCATCTTCTTCAGCTCAAAAGGAGAATGCAGGTCGCCGGGATTCACCGCCATCAGACGGATGGCAGGATGATCCTTGATCACTTCCGGCCCGCTCGCCGTCTCGCGAATCAGTTCAAGCTCAAGCTTTGCGATCTGCTCGGAAATCAGGCGCGTGCAGGCGATCACCGCCGGAACCCCCATCGCCGTCCCCTCGTTCACCGGCTCCCCGCTCGATGCCGGCCGGCCGAGCACCTGGAGGATCCGCCCGGACTTCAAATCGCCGGTCGTAAGCGAACTCGACCGCTTCTCAGGCAGGTTTTTCCCCGCTGGATCGAGGCGTGGGACGGCTTCAGATACCCGCGCATCCCCCGGTCGCGCCTTGCGACCAGAGGTTTTGCGCCATGAAAAGCCCCCAAACACGGGGACTGCTTAACGCAACTTGATTGCAAATGCAACCTAAATGCACTTTTAGGGCGAGAAAGTGCGTTTCCCTCCC